CTACACGATTAGGATCGTTCAAGACGATGGCACTGGCATGACGATGCTGGTATTGGAAAAAGACTAATGGCGCATGTCCGAAAGCAAATCAGAGACGCGATTGTGACTGCGACAACTGGCCTGACAACTACAGGCTCAAATGTTTTTCGCAGCCGGATTTATCCGCTGGAACAAACTAAACTGCCTGGGCTTTGTATTTTTACAAGGTCAGAGACGGTTGAATTTGATACATTGACGATGGCTCGGTCAATCAACCGGGTGCTAGATGTAATGATTGAGGCGTATGTGTCGGCGACAGCCAACTACGACAACACGCTTGACCAGATTGCTGTTGAGGTTGAGGAAGCCTTAGCAGCTGACGTGACGCTTGGGGGCCTGTCTAAAGATTTGCAGGTCACAGCGTTTGAAGCGGATTTCAGTGGTGACGGTGAACAGCCGGTTGCGATTGGACGCTTTACCGTGACGGTGCAATATCGCACCTCAGAAACTGATGTTGAAACTGCCGCATAGGAGACTAAAATGGCAACATTCAAAGGCAATGATGGCACGGTAAAGTCCGGCTCAAACGCCATCGCAGAAATCATCTCATTCACAGTGGATGAGACGGCTGACACCGTTGAGAACACCACAATGGGTCTGGACGCCAAGACTTACGTTGCGTCATTCAAAGATGCCACAGCTACTGTTGAGACATACTTTGACGATACAGACACGACCGGCCAGGGCACATTTACGGTTGGCTCTAGCGTGACCTGCAACTTCCAGATGGAAGGTGACACCACTGGTGACCATCTTTTATCAGGAACCGGCATCATCACTGGTCGTTCAATCGGCGCAGCTGCTGATGGTATGGTCACAGCGACTTACACAATCCAGATCTCTGGCGGTCTGACTGAGGGTACTGTTGCGTAATGTCTCTTGGCAAACAGATATCTGATCGCCGTAATAAACAGCGCCGCGTTATCGAGGTCCCTGAGTGGGGCGAAGATGACGCGCCGCTGATTATTTATGCGGGTCCAATTACCGCAGGCGACATCAACAAAATTCAGCGCAAACACAAGAATTTTCTGAATGATACGAGCATCGATGGAATGGTCGATATGATTATCATGAAGTCAGAAGATGCAGACGGTAAGCGTCTGTTCACGCTTGAGGACAAAGTGTACTTGATGGCTGAGCAAGTTTCCGTAATTGCTGACATTGCTGGCAAAATGTTTGGCGACAATGACAGTATTGAGGAAATTGAAAAAAACTAAAGAGCGATCCGTTTCGGCTGAACGTTTTGGCCCTTGCGGATCGGTTACATAAGACCCAGGCAGAGATAGAAGAATTAACTCTGGATGAAATAAACGAGTGGTTCGCTTATTTTAGGATATTAGACGATGGCAAACACAGATCTTAAAGTAAGAATTAGCGCTCAAGACAAAACAGGAACAGCGTTTAAGGGCTTACGCGCTAGTCTCTCTAAAATGAGAAACGCTATTTTTTCTGTTCAAACAGCAGTCGCCGGTCTGGCTGGCGCAACTGGGTTTGGTTTGCTTGTAAAGTCTACAATTGAAACAAATCGAGAGTTTCAAAGCTTAGAGGCAAGCCTGACAACTTTTCTTGGATCTACAGAAAAGGCCCAGGGAGCTTTTGAGATATTGCAAAAGTTCGCTGCACAAACTCCCTTTGCCTTGCGTGAGGTAGTTGGCGGGTTTAACAAGCTTGTTGCTCGTGGCCTCAATCCAACAATCAAGTCCCTTGTCGCTTTTGGTAATATTGCATCTGGAACAGGAAAAACCCTGGATCAGTTTATTGAGGCGGCTGCTGACGCGGCAGTTGGCGAATTTGAGCGCCTCAAAGAATTTGGCATCAAAGCCAGAAGCGAAGGCGACAAAGTCGTTTTCACCTTCAAGGGCGTTGAAACTGAAGTTAATAAATCTGCGGCATCAATATCTGACTTCTTGGTCGTTTTGGGAGAGACTGAGTTTGCTGGTGCTATTGCAGCGCAATCAAAAACCCTGAATGGCGCATTTAGCAATCTTGGGGACAGCTTTGACTCTTTCAAAAAACAGATAGGCGAAGCTGGGTTTAATGAAAGCCTGGTCAACTTAGCCAAGTTTTTTAGCAATATTGCGGGAGAAAATGACAACCTTGCAAAATCGATTGGTCGGTTGTTGGCAGGCGGTGTTAACTTAATCCCAACTATCTTTAACAAAATAGGGAACGCCGCTGATTTTGTTTCTCGCAATTTGGACTTTTTAAGAAAGTCTTTGATTGTGGTGACGGCTGGAATATTCGCCAAAATGTTTATTTCTCAGGCTATAGCAGTCTTGTATTTTGCAAAGTCCTTGTTATCTGCCAAAAAAGCAGCGATTGCATTTCAGGCCGCTCAAAAACTTTTGACCATAGGAACCCTTGCTGCGGTTGTCATAATAGGCAAAATGACCGACACATTGGATGACATTGTCGGTGCGATAACAAGGGCCGTTGATGAAGCCATAATAATGGCTGACAAGGTTTTCCCTGGCCTCAAGGGTAGTCTTGAGAGTTTGCTGCCAAGCCTCGATGGCAATATTGAGGCTCTTACTGAGATGTCTAAAAATAATGACATATCAATCGAAAGCACTAAAGAGCTTGACGATGCTCTGAAGAAATTACTTGGCAACATGAACTCTGGCAAAGAGGCAACAGAGGATTACACAAAGGCTCTGAAAGAGTTTGCCGAAGAAGCCGAGAACATCGAAAAGTCCTTATCTAATGTCGCGTTGCGAGGCGTGCAATCTCTTGAGGACGCATTAGTTAGTGTCGCGATGAAAACAAGCAGCGTCAAAGATGCCTTCAGGTCTATGGCAAACTCTATCATCAGCGACCTGATTAGGATGCAAATAAGGAAAAGTGTTACTGGTCCATTGTCGGATGCTTTGAGTGGATTTTTTAAGCCAGCAGCACCGTCAGCCCCTGGTGGCATGATTGGCGGTCCAATGAGAGCTGACCGTCCCAGACTTGTAGGTGAGCGCGGTCCTGAATTATTTGTACCAACCGGCACCCCTGGGTCTCTTATTCCAAATAACAAGCTGTCTGGAGGCGGGGTGACAATTGTGCAAAATATCAACGTATCAACCGGCGTGCAGCAGACTGTCAGAGCCGAGGTTATGCAGATGTTGCCACAGATCAGCAATGCCGCAAAGGGCGCGGTTCTTGATGCTAGACGGCGCGGCGGCTCATTCGCGGCTGCATTTTAGGGAGTGACCAATGGCCATTACATATCCGCTGACATTCCCAACCGTGACCGGGGTTGCCTCAATCAACCTGAGAGCGGTCAACGCAGTCGCAATTAGCGAAAGCCCTTTCACATTTAAGCAGCAAGTTATAGCCCATCAGGGCCAGCGTTGGGAGGCTGAGATTAGCCTGCCACCGATGCAGCGTGCCAACGCTGAGACCTGGGTGTCTTTTCTCGTCTCTCTCGCTGGCGCACGCGGCACCTTCACAATGGGTGACCCAAATGGCGCAACAGCACGCGGCACAGCCTCAGTGACGCCTGGAACGCCGGTAGTGAATGGATCTGGTCAGACCGGATCATCCTTGACTGTGGACGGCTTGCCAACGTCAGAAACCGGCTACCTGAAGGCCGGAGACTATATCCAGCTGGGCGGCGGTTCGTCAGCGACATTACACAAGGTCATGCAGGATGTTGATAGCAACGCATCTGGCCAAGCCGCCATTGAGTTGTGGCCATACATACGCACTGCACCAGCTGACGACGCCACAGTAGTTGTCTCCAACGCCGTGGGTGTTTTCCGGCTGGCAGGCAATCAGACAAACTGGTCAATCAATAATGCGGCGTTCTATGGCATCAGCTTTGCTGCGATTGAGGCGGTTTCCTAATGTCTAGGGAGATTGGCGCAGGGATTTTATCGGCGCTCAGTGCGACTGAGATACAACCGTTTTTCGGTGTGCAGCTATTGCTGGATAGTGAGCCGCTGTATTTTTGGACTGGCCTGGGCGACCTTACAACTGGCGGCGTGACCTATGTGGGAACCGGCCAGTTTCTGAGCATCAGTGAAATGGAGGAGACTGCTGAAATAGCAGCCAAGGGAGCCACAATCACGCTCTCCGGCATCCCCAGCAATCTGATCTCCCTGGCTATTTCTGAGCCGTACCAAGGGCGTCGGTGCAAAATCTTTTTTGGGGCGATTGACGCCAACCGCATATATCTTTTGCAAGAGGATGGCAGCTACATCCTTAGGGAAGATGGCGGCAAAATAGACATCACCGAGGGCGACGTCACCCCAACCGTTGAGCTGTTCACTGGATATATTGACAGGATGGACATTGATGAGGGGCCTGAAACCTCCACAATTGCTCTGAGCGTTGAGAGCCGGTTGATCGACCTGGAGCGTGCTAGGGTTTTCAGATTTACCGATCAAAGTCAAAAGTCCAGATTTCCTAATGACAAGGGGCTGGAGTTCGTTGAGGATTTGCAGGACAAACAATTCAACTGGGGGCGCGGTTGAGGCTTGATGACTGGGACAAACGCTTAAATCAATACATCGAGGATATGCGTCATAAGCCATTTTCCTGGGGTGACAATGACTGCCTGGCTTTGGCCAGCGGGGCTATACAGGCACAAACCGGCGTCAATTTGTTCAATGATTGGGTTGGTACATATAAGACGCAGTGGGGATGTCTGTTGAATTACAAGCGCCAGCTCAAGCGGATTGGGTGCGTTGATATTGTTGAGGCGGTAGATCAAAGGTTGAGCCGTATTGATGTTTGGTTGCCCTCCAGGGGGTCTATTGTCGGCAGATCTGAGGGGCTTGGCGCGTCGGTGATGTCGGTGGCATTTGGCGTCGCGATATCTGACAAGATTGCTTTTTTAGGATATGATGGGCTTGTATTTGAGCCGGTAAAGCATAGCGATATATTTTGGTGCGTGACATGAGAAAGCTGCTGCTGACATCCACAACGTTTTTGACATCAGCGGCGATCATTGCCTTGGTGCCAGATCAGGCTTTTGCTGGCCCGGTCATCGCTGCCGCTGCGATTGGGGCCGCCGCATCGACTGCGTTTGCATCAGCTGCGGCAATCAGTCTGGCAGGCGGCGCGTTTGCATATTTTGCAAATTCATTCTTGGTCTCTGCTGCGCTTGGCCTGGCTTCCCAGGCGCTAGCTCCAAAGCCCAGGGCTGCCGGGGCGATAGAGCCTGGCCAATCAGCCATCCTTGTCAGCGGCACGTCTGCAATCCAAGATCATCAAATCATCTACGGCCGAACTAGGGTCGGCGGCGTGATCGTGTACAAGGAGGCCACAGATAACAACAAATATCTGCATGTTGTTGTGGCGCTTGCTGGGCATGAATGTGAGGAAATTGAGACGGTTTATCTCAATGATGAGGAACTCACACTTGATGGCGATGGCGAGGTAACAGCGCCTGACAAATACGCCGGTTATGTGCGCATCAACAAGCATTTGGGAAGCGCCACACAAGTCGCAGATGATGATTTGATTAATGAGAGTGACGGCAAATGGACCGCCGATCACCGCCTCCAGGGCATTTGCTATGTCTATGCGCGGCTTGAGTTCAACGCCGATGCCTTTCCAAATGGTGAGCCAAACATTACCGCCATCGTTAAGGGCAAAAAGGTCTATAATCCAAACACCGGGACAACGGCTTGGTCTGATAATGCGGCTTTGTGTGTGCGAGATTATCTGTCTGAGGCGTATGGCTTGGCCTCCAGCAGCGATGAGATCGACGACACTTTAGTAATCGCGGCGGCTAACATATGCGATGAGAGCGTTGCACTGGCTGCTGGCGGCACTGAGAGCCGTTACACGACGAATGGCGCTATAACCACTGGGGCCAAGCCAGCGGAGACCCTAGACGCTTTGTTGCGGTGTATGGGCGGGACATTGTGGTATGCCCAGGGCAAGTGGCGCTGTAAGGCAGCGGCTTACACCAGCCCGACTGTGACGCTGGATGAGGATGATCTGCGATCTAATATGACGATCCAAACGCGCCATTCCCGGCGTGACAACTTCAACATTGTGCGCGGCACTTTCAGAGGGTCTGAGAGCAATTGGCAGTTCAGTGATTTCCCTGAGATTAAAAGCACTACATTTATTGAGGCTGATGGCGGTGATGAGAGTGTAATGGATCTGGAGATGGGCTTGGTCTCATCATCAGCCACAGCGCAGCGCATCGCCAAGATCGCCCTTTATCAGAACCGAGAGCAGCTTACTGTATCCGGCTCATTTGGGTTGCGTGCTTTTCAGTTGCAAGTCGGTGATGTCGTTAGCTTTACCAACACTCGCGCTGGTTTTAGCTCCAAGCCGTTTGAGGTTGTCAATTGGACATTCTCTCCAGACACCGATGGGAATATGGTCGTCAATATGACACTGCGCGAAACGTCATCAGCGGTCTACGACTGGTCTGCTGAAGAAACCGCGTTTGAGGCTAACAACACAGTTCTGGCCGATCCGTTTGATGTTCCGGCCATCGGTCTGGCGGTGGCGTCAGAGGCGCGGATTATCAACGAGCATCTGACCAATGTGATCGTGGCGACAACAACGTCAGACGCGCCAGAGCGAATTGACAACGTAGAAGTGCAGTTCAAAAAGTCTACAGATACAGATTACATATCCGCTGGCATTGGTGATCTGGGCAAGTTTGAGATTATCGATGTTGTAGATGACAGTTATGACATTAGGGCCAGGGGCATCAACACGTTTGGAATTAAGGGCGATTTTTCTGTCGTTTCCAGCTTTAGCGTTGAAAACCTAGCCGACCCACCGGCTGACGTTACCGATTTCAGTTTCAACGTGGGGTCATCTGGCATTTTGTTAGAGTGGGAACCTGTTGCTGATCTTGACTTGTCATTTTATCGCATAAGGCACAGTTTTTTAGAGAGCGGCGCGACATTTGCCAACGCAATCACAGCCGTCAACAAGGTGGCGCGGCCAGCCAACAGCGTGATTGTTCCGGCGCAGTCTGGCACCTATTTAATCAAAGCATATGACAAATCTGGAAACCAGTCGGTCAACGCAACATCAATCGTTGTGCGAGCAGAGGACTTGGACATCTATGGCACAACGCAACGACAGACAGAACATAGCACCTTCACTGGCACCAAAACTGGTTGCAGTGTTGTTGATAACCGGTTGCGGATCACCGATCCATCAACTGCCCCAACCACAGCAACTTATGATTTCAGTAACTACATCGATACCGGAAGCGTGCGAGTGGCGCGTTGTAGCACTGAAATTGACAACTTGCGAATAAACGATGCGGCGACTGTTACGTTTGACACGCTAACCGGAAATTTTGACAGTCTTGGCGGTAACTTTGATGATCTGACCGGCGGCTCATCTTTTGCTGACACTGACGTTATAACATTTGTTAGCACGACAGATGATGACCCTGCTGGATCGCCAACGTGGTCTGCGTACAAGCGTTTCAAGTCTGGGGACTTTAGTGGACGCGCTTTTCGGTTTCGGGTAGAATTGCAATCAACTGGCGATGACGTGACACCGGCTTTGTCGGAGTTGGCCGCCACTGTGAGGTATTAAATGGCAACGCACGATTATGTAATTTCGGATCAGACGACACCGGCTTTTCGCGCCGATTTGAACGATGCGCTAGAGGCGATTGCTACAAATAACGGTAGTGCGACTGCGCCGTCAACCACATATGCCGGTATGTGGTGGCACGATACCGCCAACAACTATCTGAAAATGCGCGATGCGAATGACGCCAATTGGATCATTGTGGCAGAAATGGATGTCACAAACAGTCGTGTCAAACTGATTTCCAACAGCGTCAAAGCGGCATCTGCGGCTGGCATTGACATCCTTGACAGCACTGGCACCAAAATCATCGACTTACAGATCGCATCCGAAGCGACAGCAAAAGCCGGAACCAATAACACTGAATTGATGACGCCTCTGCGCGTGGCACAAGCGGCGGCATTGCCAGCTGGTGCAATGATGCCATATGCCGGAACGTCTGCGCCGACAGACTGGTTGTTCTGTTATGGTCAGTCCTTGTCAACAAGCACATACGCTGATTTGTTTGCCGCCATTGGCTACACTTACGGCGGCTCTGGCGCATCATTCAACGTGCCGGATTTGCGTGGCCGTGTCATTGCGGGTCAGGATGATATGGGCGGCACATCAGCCAATCGCTTGACCAATCAATCTGGCGGCTTGAATGGCGACACTTTGGGTGCGACTGGCGGCTCTGAAACGCACACGCTGACAGAGGCGCAATTGCCGTCACACACGCACTCAATGGGTGAGAACAGCCGCGCTCAGCTGGGCAACGATAACGGCGTCGGTTATACCGGCAACTGGGTGTCTGGCGCACATTCGAACATCACATATTCAACACAATCAACCGGCGGCGATGAGGCTCACAACAACGTGCAGCCGACAATCGTGTTGAATTACATTATCAAGACTTAGAGGGCGAAATGGCTGACAAAAAAATCTCAGAATTGACGTCAATCGTTGGCGCAGACACTGCAGCCGATGACTTTTTTGTGGTTGTTGACACCTCTGGCTCAGCCACAAAGAAAATCAGCCGCGCAGAGCTAAACAACGCTATCGAGCAAGATGTGCTAGCACAAGTTGACATCACGAGCGCAAATATTGATGGCGGCA